GGCAGGTGCATGATGCCGTCCCAAGTCCCATCGGACTTGAACGTGCTGCTGTACCAGGTAGCCGCTTTTGCATTTACGGAGGCGTTGCCGAGATTGACTCCAGCGGTGTCCGTAATCTTAAGCATACGGTCATCTGTGTAGTAGTTAATCGCCAGGTTATGGTCTCCGCTGACCGTGTCTTTGTTCAGAACGATATGCTCTTCGTCGGGAACAAGCGCTTCAGGAACGTCCCCCGCGAGACGATCTAAAGCCACGTTCAAAGCAGAGCGAACCCGCTTGTCGAACGTAGACCCAGAGCTATCCCACGCTCGCATTTCCAGAAGACGCTCGCGAAGAGCTCCAAGAGATACGTCCATCTTCCCTCCAAAGAAAAGGGCCGGGGCCCAATGAGCCCCGACCCTAATGTATCACGAATCAGCTAACTACCACACACCGTTGATCCAGCAAGTGGCCTTGTCTCCCGAAGAAGAACCTGCATCGGCTTCAAGAGCCATAGCAAAGACACACTCGAGGTTGTCGGTGGTTGCGTCGGCATTCAGGGTGATTGTATCAGCGATACCCGCGGTACTTGCATGAGCAACCAAACGGTCACCCTGAGCAACACCACCGTCACACTGAACTTCACCCGCACCCTTAGCGATGATCCAGCCATAAGAACCTGCAGCAATCGCATGAGCCGCCACTCCAAGAATCCGATACACATGAAGTGTCGCGGTGGAGAGCAGTCCGTGGAAGGGAGCGTAATCGCTGTTATCCAGCATGATCACGTTACCTTCAGCGAAAGCCGAAGAGTCGTCGTTGTAAACGAAGATCCACTCTCGGTCACCGTAGTGAGTCGAGTTGGCTGCGTTTACCTCGTCAGCAGATTGCACGTACCGAGTGCCTACAGGGTAAGCTTCATAGGTATAAGTCGCGTCAATAGCGTCAGTTTTCACAGTTCCCATAATGACCTCCTAAGCGCTAGCGCCGCCACTCACGACACCCTGTGCCGGAAGCTTTGTGCTGATAAGGTTGGCCTGCATCGAGAAGATAGCTGTGACGACGTCCTGGTCACCAACTCGTTCCTTGAACTCGCTGATGTTTGGAGCCTCGTGCATAGGCATCTCGATGTAGTCAGTATTGAGGATGTAAGCAACGCCGTCGCTAGCTACGCCAGAGAAGGTCGAAGCGGTCCGATCCAAGTCCAGGGAGGAGTACACCTTAGCCACACCAAGGTCCAGTCCGAGCATGTTGCTCTTCTCGGTCTTGTCTTCGATAAGCTGGATGCGGACTGCATCGCGCTTGAAAGCCTCGAAGTTGGCATAAGTGTCATCATCCATGATGCAGAGATCTGGTCCCTTGCCAGGTCCGCCAGCATAGTGAGCTGCCTGACGGTAGCACTGACGCAAACGCGACAGCCCGTGAGTAGCCCAGCTGGTGATGTCAGCACTCTGGTTGAAGTGGAAATAGCTGGAGCTCTTTGCCACGTTCTGAACCGTGTCCGTCTGGTTAGCGGGAGTATCAAAGTCCAGTAGACCATTGGTCACACCAGTTCCGATACCGCTCGACACCTGACCGTTCAGAGTCATAAGACCCTTCAGCTCAGCCGTCTGGAACACGATGCCGCGGCTAGCGCCGGTAAGCATGTAAGCGTTGATGTCAGCCTTGACGCCTTCCATCACCGTCTGAGGGTACTCCTCGATAAGACGAACCACAGCAAGCTTGCCGCTGTTCATCTGGAGTTCCTTCTTGGGGATGTTGACGGCGACAACGAGACGATGAGGCTCCACCTGGAACTTCTTCACCTGCTGGCGACGGGTCATGTTGAGGAGCTCATCGCCGACGTATACACCGACACCGCGAGCTGGAGCACCGCCACTGAAGGAACGCTCGATGAACGAGCCGCCTTCCATGGGCATGCGAGCCTTGGTGTTCAGCGCATCGAACAGCTCATTGCTCCGAACAAAAGAATTTACGAGCGGACCGCGAAGGTCTGCAAACGTAGTATTCAATACTTCGGTTGAGATGGACATTTAATGCACCTTGTTTTGAAATGCGGGACGGCAGGCTCACAACGAGTTCTACGCCCCGACTTTGAAGTCGAGAAACAAAACCTGAAAGTCATAACTGACCGGGCTGTCTTGCCTGCCCGCATGCGCCTTTATGTTGAGCTCCTTACGGGCTACTCAACGACACTTCGGGTGCTGTGGAAAATCTACACCGTTCAAATAATCGATGCAACTATTTAGTAGTTTTATTTTAATAAGTCTTCAGCTTCTGACCACTCTTGATCGTCATAGGGTCATTAGCGCGAAGCTTCTTAGCCACTTTCTTCAGGTTCTTCTTCCGCCAATCCGCCCGGTTGGGCCCAGGGTTTGGATAGGTAGTGTTCAAAACTTCAGGGCTTATAGCCATAGCAGCTCCTTCTCTCGATCTCTTATATCATGTTAAGGTACCCACATGGATTTAAAAGCCCTTCCGAATGGCGCAAAGCTCACGCAACACGCATCACTAAACCAGTCCAAGGTGCGGGCGATGTTCGCTACCTACGACGCCTTCGTGTCGATGTGTCAGATTGTCAGAGAAGACGAGTCCAGCGGTTTCTTGACCCCTACCAGCACACAGCAACAGCTGATTACCGCATACCATGAACATCGCTGGAACATCGTCAACAAGTTCCGCCAGGCGAAGATTACCACGATCTCCGTTATGCTCCTGCTGCGCGACTGCATGTACCTCGAAGGAGTCAAGGGGCTGCTTATCGCAGAGCGTCAAGACACAGCCGAAGACATCTTCGAGCGTATCTTATACGCCTATAAAAGACTCCCCGACGACGTCCGCGTGCCCCTGGCTAAGGGAAGGAAGGCAGGAACTACGCAGATGCACTTCTGCCACGGCGGAGGAATCAAGGTCCTCACAGCCGGTGGGCGCTCTCCAGCCATCGGTCGCTCGATCGACCGTCTCGTCATCACCGAGTTTGGTGAGGCACAGTGGCAGCAGAAGGCCGCTATCAATATCTTCCCGACAGTCAATAAGAGACCCAATGCCCGCGTCATACTGGAGTCGACGCCTGGTCGTGCAGGCTCGCACCACGAGCGCATGTGGCAGATGGCCTTGGAGGGAAAGAGTCGCTTTAACCCCGTGTTTCTCAGTTGGTGGAAGGACAACAGCTGTGCCATAGAGGCTCCGCTCTCCGACATCACTTCTGAAGAAGAGACCTACATGTCGCAGCACGACGGCATGACTCTTCAGAACATGGCCTTCAGACGCAGCGCTCTGAACACAGAGTTCGTAGGAGACTCCCGGCTATTCTGCGCAAAGTACCCTTCCGACCCGTATGATGGCTGGCTAGGCTCTCTCGCACCCGTCATGCCCGCTGACGTCTTAAAGCCGCTGCTGGCAAAGTCTCAGCCAGATCCCCCCGAGGGCCCGCTGGGTTGTTGCGTCATAGACATGCCAGAAAACAACAGCTCCTACCTAATTACGGCTGACCCCGCGGGCTACGGTCGCTCTGGAGATAAGAGCGCGCTGACTGTCTGGGACGCTGTTACAAGAAAAGAGGTAGCTTTCTGGGAAGATCGAGAAGACCCTGGACGGTTTGCCGCAAGACTAATGAGGGTGCAAGGACACTACAACGGAGCTCTAATAGCCGTAGAGTCCAACGCTATGGCCTGTATTGCCATTCTTAAAGACAAGAAGTGCCCGAGCCTCTTGTGGACGAATCGGAACCACCCCGGATGGTACGCCACCTCCAAGAGGATTCAGGAAGCAGAAGCGATGCTCGTCCAGCTACTGCGAGAAGAAGAGATAGACATCATCTCCCGAGGCATGTTGCACCAACTCGTTAACTACGACGGCACTAATAATAAGCGCGTAAAAGGCCAAGACGGTACCACGCATCACTTCGACCGTGCCCGAACGGCTATCATGGCGGCGGACATTCTCTCGCGCAGACACTTCACACGCGCTAATATCCAACCGGAAATAGACCAGCGCCCTGCTGGGCAGCTGACTATAGGAGACTTGGACCGCTACAAGCGCAAGTCTACTAAAGAAGCAGGAAACCTCTTTAAGCCTCCCCCGAGGAACTGGATGTAACCATGGCAAAGAAGAAAGACCCAAAGAAGACCTACGGCGGAAAAATGTTTTCTGGCACCGCCGCAGCAGACTTTGCAAAGGCAAAGGCCAAGGTAGAAGAGGCGGCAGGCTTGCGAGGAACGATGACCACTGCCCGTAAGAAAGCCACCGAGTCGTAGGATAAGAGAATGCCTAAGCTTTCCGTTCTTATCGATCGCCACCTGGAGTTCTACAAGAGCCAGGAGAAGGAGATCTTCGACAAGGCCCGTCGGTACTACCGGGGAGACTTCTGGACGCAGCGGTCTACGGACCTCGACACGAACACAAACCTTCACCTGTGTTCTAAGAATCTTATCTATGCTATCGCAGATACTGCGGTTTCTGCTCTTCTGGGACCCAACCCCCAGGTGGCAGCTAACCCGCGCAACGCCCGTAGCCAGGACCAGTCGCCGTCCGTAACAGGACTTCTCGAGTACGTCTTCCGCTCCAACCGCATGCGGAGACGCGCAGCAACAGCGTTGATCGACGCTGTTCTCTGTAAGCGAGGCATCTTCAAGACCAGCTGGAACAAGACAGAAGACAGGCCCGTAGTGAAGGTCTGCGATCCCTCTACGGTGTTCTTCGATCTTACTGTGCGCGACGTTGACGACATTAAGTACTGGCTCGAAGCCACCGTCGTCCCCTTCTCCGAGTTCAAAGCCCGTGTGGAGTCTGGTCGTTACGACGCCAAGCTGGACGATGTTCAGCCAGATCGCTTCCCGAAGTGGATGCTCGGCTCGAAGCAGCGCGGTGAGACCAACGCCGTTCGCGACGCCTTCGAGTGGATCACAGTCTGGGAGTACTACGATCGAGAGACCAACAAGGTCAAGCACTACGTTAGGCAGCTCGACAAGGTCGTGTTCGAAGACGACATTGACTACATCCCCTACTCCATGTTCAGCCTCAACCAGTCGGGCGTGGACTGCCTGGGGCTGAGCGAAGTACAGCTTGTCTTGACCCAGCAAGAGACGGTTAACGACCTGCTTACGCATATGAAGCGTATCACCTATCTTATGATTCCCAGAGTCCTCTACGACGCCGGGCGCATTAGTGAGGAAGATCTAAACAAGGCAGTAGCCGCATCAGCTGGATCTTTCGTGGGCATCGCCCCGCAGAACTCCGAAGCACTGCGCTCACTGGGATCGTTGTTCTACGAGATGCCCTACCCGCAGAACCCGCAGGGTGTAAAAGAGTTCGTAGCCCGGCAAGAAGACGATGCCGCGTTCATCTCAGCCCTGGCTGAAGCTGCTCGTGGGCAAGTGGTCGGAGCTCGAACCGCTACGGAAATGGCGATCATCGATGCCCAGATGAAGAACCGTCTGGCCACGCGAGAAGGACACATCAACGACGCCATGGAAGACATGGCTGCAAAGTGCTTCTACCTGTGCCGTAAGTACATGAAGGGCGAAAAGATGATCCGTGTCGCCGGGGATAGAAAGTGGGCTGCGGTAGACATCTCCACCATCGCTGATGTCGAAGTAGACTTCGAGATGGTTAGCTACAACCCCATCAAGACCAACCCAGCAGTCATGGTAGAGACACTGCTTCAGCTCATCCCGCTGCTCCAGCAAGACCCGAATGTCGACGGTCGACGCCTGACCGAGGAGATCGTGAAGGGTATCGGTCTCCCGATGGGACTTCTCATGCCCGAGGAAGATGTGGCAATGGCCGCGCAAGCAGAAGCCCAGATGGCGCAGCAGCTTGCGATGGGCGGAGCAGGCGCACCGGGCGGGGGCGGCCCGCCGATGGGAGCAGAAGGCGGCCTACCACCAGAGCTCGTAGCCCTAATGGGCGGGGGTGGTGGAGAGGCTCAGCCGGCAGCCCCAGAAGACAGCATGGCAGCAGGCGGTGACTCGCCCATCCGAGAGGAAGGCTGATGTCGCAGCAGCGCAGGCAGCACCGTCGGTATTCCCGAAAAGTCCATCAAATGCGACCCGTGAGTCGTCAGAACCCGGACGGCACTACGTCGACAGTTTTAATGACTTCGATGGACAATTACGCGCTACCGACTCTATTCCCGAGAGATCCAGAGAACGTAAGCCCCGACCCGCAAGACTGGGTCGAGTTAGCCGGTTCAGAGGCTTTCGAAATGGCGCGGGAAAGAGGCGAGCTGTTTAGCTTCGATACACAGCAAGAAGCCGATAGTTTTGCTCAGGGGTCATGGAAACGCCCTGAAGAGGGCGGCGACTATAGAACCTTAATGGACCGGTTAAGACGACAGGCACAGGAAAAGTAATGCCTAAGGAAGACAGCATGGCAGCAGGCGGTGACGCGCCCATCCGAGAGGAAGGATAGTGGGTTCTTTAGACCAAATGTACGAGGGTCCAGCAGGGGCAGCGCCCGGTGAACGAGACGCCCCATCAGCTTCTGATATTCTCCAAAAAATGAGAAAGCAGAGTCGCCACGTTGACGACGCACTTCACTACGCCAAGAAGCACGGACCTTACGCAGGCAAAGACCAGGGCCATATTGCATACGCATCTGACATTTACAGAGCCTCAGGTATTGATTACGAGCGGTTGTCTAAAGGGTCGAAAGTATACTCAGGTAGCAAAGACGGTATGGATTACGAGATCTTCGAAGACTCTGAAGGCAAACGATTCTCTTTTCTGAAAACGCCCAGAGGAGTGATTCACGTTACCGGTCACCTTACTTGGAAGGAGGAATAATGCCCCTTAAGAAAGTACCTGGCGGATACAAAGCCACAAAGAACAGCAAGGTCAAGAGCCGTAAAGACGCTCTTAAACAAGTAGCTGCGATTAAGAGCAAGCAGAAAACTTCTAAGAAGTACTAATGGCTGACGACTACTACACCGCTGTACGCAAGAAGAAGATCTTGGCTGAGCACAACCTTGAAGGCTGTAACAAGCCTAAGAGGACACCCAACCACCCTAAGAAGAGCCACATGGTTCTGGCGTGTGAGGGTGGTAAGTTTAAGATCATACGCTTCGGTGAGCAGGGAGCCAAGACCGCGGGTAAGCCCAAGGAAGGCGAGTCCGACAAGATGAAGAAGAAGCGCAAGAGCTTCAAGTCTCGACACGCTAAGAACATCAAGAAGGGCAAGATGAGCGCCGCCTACTGGGCCGACAAGGTGAAATGGTAATGGCTAAGAAAGACGAGTACGAGAAGAAAAAGAAGAACCTCAAAGACGAGGCTCAAGGCTCTGGTAAGAAGCTCAGCGAGAAGACCCTAAAGACTCTTAGCAACAAAGCCAAGGAGTCTGGCATCGGCTCGGGCAAGCTGAAGAAAGTCTACCGTCGAGGCATGGGTGCATACTACTCTTCGGGCTCTCGACCTGGCATGTCACCGCACCAGTGGGCCATGGGTCGTGTCAACAGCTTCATCAAGGGAAGCAAGAAACACGACACAGATCTGAGGTAGTCATGGCAAAGAAAACACAGCCCTACGACAAGGGAGTGCCCGCCAAGTACACCGCGGGCATGTCCGAGGGGAAAGCGACCGCGCAAGCCGCGGAGATCAAGAGCACGGCAGAGACAGTAAAGAAGGCAAAGAAAGAGGGTAAAGAGCTCTCTGGCGACTACTACGATATGGTTGCAAAGAAACGAATGGCCTTAGCCAAAGAGTTC